AATTCTGGAATGAAGCTGAACAGGGATTAAATGGATTTGTTCCAATGTTTATCCCATATAACAGAATTCCGGGCAGGGATGAAAAGTGGGCCGCAGAGCAAAAATCAATGTTGGGCGAACTAAAGTTCAACCAGGAAGTATTATGTAGATTCTTAGGTTCATCTAATACGCTAGTTAATCCAGATACTATTGGTAGAATGTCTGTAAAGCAATTTGTGTTTACGCATGACGGTTTAGATGTTCTTGAAGAACCACAAGAGAATCATGTCTACATGCTAGTAGCAGATACTTCGCGGGGAGTGGGCGGAGATTACTCAGCATTTACTGTTGTTGACATTACTGCATATCCATTTTCAGTAGTTGCAAAATATCGAAGTAATAAGATCAGCCCGCTGCTATTTCCCAACATTATATATAAAGTAGCAAAAGATTACCATAAGGCATATTGCTTAGTGGAAATTAACGATAACGGTCAGCAAGTTGCGGATTCGTTATACATGGATTTAGAATACGAAAATGTATTCTTTGTTGGTAGTAATAGTAAATCTGGACAATATTTGTCTGGCGGATTTACACATGGCGCTACCCTTGGTGTTAGAACCACCAAACAAGTAAAACGTCTAGGATGTACAACATTCAAGAGTTTAGTTGAAGGCACAAAACTTCTAATTCACGACCCTGAAATAATTGAAGAAATTTCGACATTTATTGAAGTACGTGGATCACATAAGGCGGACGAGGGATACCATGATGATTTGGTGATGTGTTTAGTTTTATTCTCATGGGCAACAAATGAACCATTCTTCAAAGATTTAACTGATTCAAATCTACGCAAAGCGTTGTATGAAGACCAGTTCAAACAGATTGAAGAAAATCTCACTCCGTTTGGTATTATTAACGATGGCATACCGCAAAAAGAAGCACCCGAAATAATGGGTGATGATGTGTGGTTTACTTCAGATCCCGCGGCGGAATTGGAGAAACTTAAAACTAAATGGATGGAAAATGCGTAAAAATTGTCTAAAAAATGATACTTATAAATAAATAGTAATCAATAGTTATATAACTATATAAAATCTTTAAGGAGAATAAGATGGCATTTCAGCTTTCACCTGGCGTATTAGTACAAGAAAAGGACTTAACTGCAATAGTTCCTTCTGTTGCTACATCTGCTGGCGCATTCGCTGGCGCCTTCCAATGGGGACCGGTTGGTCAAGTTACTACCATCGATTCGGAAAACAATTTAGTAAAATACTTTGGCGCACCGACAGATACGACATTTGCATCATTTTACACTGCGGCAAACTATCTATCATATGGTAACAATTTAAAACTAGTTCGTATTGTGAATGAAAGCGTCGCAAAAAACGCAATTGCAAATGCAAGTGCATCCGCAATTTTAATTAAGAATTTTGATGACTATTTATCTAGTCGTTCATCTGGCGGATATGGGCTTGGGGAATTTATTGCAAAATATCCAGGTAACGTAGGTAACTCATTAAAAGTATCAATGGTTGATGCTAATACTTGGGGCGCCTACAATGGGTATGCTGGTAACGCATGGCCATATCAATCGGAATTTAATACCGTTCCTGGCACTTCAGACTATGCTGCTTCTTTGGGTGGCACAAATGACGAAGTACACATTGTAGTTGTTGATGAAGATGGTCTGTGGTCTGGAATTAGAAACACCGTTATTGAGAAATATGCATATGTTTCTAAAGGATCTGACGCAAAGAAAACAGATGGTTCCACAAATTACTATAAAGAAGTTATTAACGGAAGTTCTCAATATGTTTGGCATTTAGATCACCCAACTACCGGAACAAACTGGGGTACTTCTGTACAAGGCAAGACATTTGCAAATTTAAGTGCAAACGTACAAGTTTCGTTGGTAAAAGGTGTTGATTCGGAAGCAAACATCACTGCAGGTAACGTAATTGCAGGATTTAATTTCTTTTCTAACGATGAATTGTATGATGTTAGCTTAATTCCATTAGGCCCTTGGAGCAATACAACATCGGTTGTTACCAGTGTTGTTTCGTTGGCAGAAAACAGAAAAGATTGCGTAGTATTTGTATCTCCTAGTTTAGAATCTGTTGTTAACGTTTCCCCTGCAGATCAAGCATCAAATGTTGTTAGTTTTAGAAACAATAACATTAACGTAAATTCAAGTTATGCTGTTATGGATTCTGGTTGGAAATATCAGTATGATCGTTACAACGACAAATATCGTTGGGTTCCATTGAATGGTGATATTGCTGGTCTATGTGCAAGAACTGATAGTATCGCAGACCCTTGGTTCAGCCCAGGTGGTTTCAATCGCGGCCAGATTAGAAATGTTGTTAAATTAGCTTTCAATCCAGCAAAAACAGATAGAGATACTCTATACAAAGCAGGGGTTAACCCAGTTGTTTCATTCCCAGGTCAAGGCACTGTCTTGTTTGGCGATAAAACAATGCAGGCCAAGCCAAGCGCGTTTGATAGAATTAACGTTCGTAGATTGTTTATTGTTCTTGAAAAAGCAATTGCAACTGCATCGAAATTCCAATTATTCGAGTTTAACGATCCCTTTACAAGAGCACAATTTAGAAACTTAGTCGAACCGTTCTTAAGAGATGTTCAAGGTCGTCGCGGTGTTACTGACTTTAAGGTTGTTTGCGACGAAACAAACAATACCGGGGATGTAATTGATAGAAACGAATTCAGAGCAGATATTTATATCAAGCCAGCACGTTCTATTAACTTTATATCTCTAACATTCATCGCTACCCGATCTGGTATTTCTTTTGAAGAAGTCGGCGCTTAATAAAGGAGTCCAAAATGGCAACATTTTTTAATATCAACGAATTTAGAACAAAGTTAAAAAACGGCGGAGCTCGCCCAAATCAATTTAATGTTGTAATTTCATTTCCTGTAGAAACAGGCGTACAATTGGGAATAAGCACATACTTAGTTAGTGTTGCGGAACTTCCAGGCCAAACAATAGGAGTTGCACCTGTCTATTATAGAGGTCGTGAAATTAAATTGGCCGGCGATAAGGTGTTTGCACCATTTACTTGCACCATTTTAAATGATACAGATTTTACATTAAGACAAGGTTTAGAACTTTGGATGAATTCAATTGAAAGTAATACATTAAAAACAGGGTATACTGATCCGGGACGTTATCAAAGTATAATTGAAGTGATTCAATTGGACAGACAAGGTAATGAATTGAGAAAATATAAATTAAATGGCGCATTCCCTACTGATATAGCACCAATTGGTTTAGATTTTGCCGCAAACGATCAACTATCTACATTTGGTGTAACATTCCAATATCAAGATTTTAGTGTTACTGGCGGTACAACCGGCGCAATCATTTAAACTATACTTGGAAATATTAAATAATGGCAGGAATTAATTTATTTGGCTATACTATTAGCCGTGACACTGATGTGAGTAAACTGGCACGAACGCAGTCGTTCGTGACACCCACTACTGATGATGGAGCCGCTACCGTACAGGGTGGCGGCTATTTTGGTACTTATCTTGAAATGGATGCTACTGCTAAGTCAGAAGCAGAATTAATTACAAGATATAGAGAAGCTTCGATGTATTCGGATTGTTCTACGGCAATTGATGAAATTGTTACAGAAGCAATTGCGGCCGTTGAAGATGAACAAATTGTACAAATTAATTTAGATGCACTTGATTTACCTGATAATATTAGAAAAGCTATTCAAGAACAATTTTCAGCCGTTGTTAAATTGTTGGGTTTCAATATTAAAGGGTTTGATATTTTTCGTAGATGGTATGTTGACGGTAGAATTTATTATCAAAAAATTATTGACGAAAAAAATCCAAAACGTGGTATTCTTGAGTTAAGACAAATTGATCCTAGAAAAATTCGCAAAGTTCGCGAGTTAAAAAAGGACAAAGATCCAAAAACTGGTGTAGATTTAATTAAATCAATTGAGGAATTTTTCATATACAATGAAAAAGGAATTAATTACCAGCCAAATTATTCGACTGCAGCTACAGGTGCAAATCAAGGTCTAAAGATTTCACTTGATTCTATTAGTTATGTTCCATCTGGATTGAATGATTCTGAAAAGAATGTGGTACTGAGTTATTTGCATAAGGCAATTAAACCTATTAACCAATTAAAGATGATGGAAGATGCTTTGGTAATTTATAGATTATCAAGAGCACCGGAAAGAAGAATATTTTATATTGACGTTGGCAATCTACCAAAGTTAAAAGCCGAGCAATATCTAAAAGATATTATGGCTCGCTATCGCAATAAGATTGTTTATGATTCTGCTACTGGCGAAATTAGAGATGATCGTAAATCTATGTCAATGCTTGAAGATTTCTGGTTACC